GTACCAGCATGGATAAAAAATCCGTGTGGAAAGTAGCAAACAGCAATTTTGCTTTTGTGTCCAAAGGCTCGAAAGAGTGGAGACTCAAGTTAAAAAAGTGGATTGAGCAGGTAGAAAGCTACCTGAACCTCGTGGCCGAATGGAAACACCGCGCAGCCCTGCCCAGCATTACCCAAGAGAATTACAACACCGTATTGTCATTTGTCCTAAGCCCAAAATGGGCATTTAAAAACCGCGAAACCATTATCAATATGGCGTGAAACAGGAAACCGTTGATTGTGGTTCGGGGGCGCGGATGCCCGATTGCCGCCCTTGCGAAGCAAGGTGCGAGCGGCGTTAAGCCGCGTGTGAGGGCACCACCCCCCGCGCCCCCGAACCGTTGAATGAAAGAAGCCTGAACAGGACGACAGGCGAAGCAGATTTTTAAACCGAAGTGAAAGGAAAAACATTATGTCTCAAGAAACTGAACGTAAACAAGGTATTTTCGTCATTGCCGCATTCGACCGCATGTTTACACGTGAACGCAAAAACCAAGATGGCACATTTAGCAAGACGCATTATGTCGGGTTGATTATTCGTAGCGAAGCCCAAACGCGCCTTTGCGAAGTTCGCACAAAACACCCTGAAAAATATGAAGGCTACAAGACTCAGCAAATCGTCTCTATGCAGGTTTTCCCCCGTGCATTCAAAGACAACATCTATTATTCAGACGAAGCATAAACCAGTTAAAGCGGTTCGGCGGCTGCCGCTGTACAGACCCCAATCAAGCCGCCTTTTATCAACCTAACCGAAAAGGAAACATCATGAAAATCATGAAGCACCTGAAAACCGCCGCATCCGCGGTAACCTTGGCAGCTGTGTCCGCTCCCGCAATGGCGGCCGACAATGAACTGTTGAACACAATCACAACCGAATTGGGTGGATTGAAAGCAGGCGTTGTAGCGATTGGCGTAATTGCAATCGGTATTGCAATCGCATTTGCAACTATCCGTGTTGGCAAACGCGGCTCCGGTACTGTGGGTTAAGAAGCAAAGGGGCGCGAGCCCCTTTTTTAAGGTGCAGAAAATGGGCTATCAGGTCGGAAGAATTTGTTATAGGACAGATAAGGAGGCAACAGACGTTGCCATGAGTCAGGTTGTGCCGTCTTTCGACAAAGACGGAAACCTGAACCTGCCGCAGTACAACGGGCGTGATTGGGTGTACAGGCAGCAAACGGTAAAGATGAGTTTCCCATATTGCAAATACGGCGAATACGCCGAATTTGGCGCGTATGCGGGAAAGATGCTTGCAGGAGCATCAGAAATAATCTTTGTAATTATCGTCCTTTTAAAGGCAATTAAAACAATCTAGGTGTGTGATGAATGAACCCCGAAACCGAATTTTTAACAGCAGCAATTCCAGGCATGTTTGTAGCGTTGTCGTTGCTGCTTTTGGCATACAAACAGTAACCGTTCCATTTGCATTTGCAGACGTGGCGATGCCGCCACCCGCGCAACATCAAAACGCATCATTTCCCAGTGAGCAGGCGTTGCGGAACATGGGGTATAACCCTGATACAGGCGTTTGGCGTGTGAATGCGCAGAATGCGGGTAGAGCCGAAGTCAAGAGTGACGGTGCCACGATTACAGGCAGTCAGCCCAAGACCGTAACGGTAACGGGCGTTCACGGGGAAAAGGCGCAGATTGCCACGGTTCAGCGGCAGAATGTAAGTGTAAGCAAGCTTCAGACTGCATCTAATGCCGTAACAGTAGGCATAGGTTTTTCCAATGCGGCAAATTCCGCATCGCCTTTTACTAGGCAAATGGGGGAAAGTATAGCAAAAGGCAATTATGGTAATGCAGCATGGAATGCTGTTCAGGCATTGGCAAATGCCGCGGACGGTTTTTTTTCCAGCCCCGGAAAGTCTTTAACAAATCTTTTTGAAAGCACAGCAAATGGTTATCTTGACGGAAAGGATGCTATTAATTCAGAAAATCAAGATAGAAAAATCAATGCTGCTGCGGCTAAAGTAGCCGCATCTAAGGCGAAAGCCGCCCAAGCCCAAGCAGAACGCTCAGGCGATTTCCGCGCAGCCGTAGCAAACGCAGCGGCAGCAAAGGCGGCAACCGCTGCCGCACAAGCGGAAAAAAAAGCAGAAGCAGAAAAACAAGCAGAAAAAGAAGCCAATGCGAAAGGGCTTTATGCTTATGATTTAATTCTTATGAAGAGATTCAAACCAAACCTTTATGCAGACGAGTCTTTAACTACTTATAAAAGTTACAGGGTTTATTCGAATAAATCTGATTACCGTGTATATGCAAACGGTTTTATAAATAACGGCGGTTTTTACCATAACTATGATCCTAGTAAAAAAGATTACTTTGTTGGTACCAATTTAGAAAATCCGTCAGTAATTAGTTTAGATATTAAAAATCTTCCTAAATGGAGTGGAGTTTATTTTGAACTTAATTCATACCCCGCAGGCAGCCCCGATATTCCCGATGCTGCCAAGAATGCCGGTCAGGTCAATCCGTCAGATTTTGTTCTAAATCAAAAAGAGATTATGGACATTTTGCGCCGCATGTTGGAAAACAACCAAACCAACCATGCAGAGCTGATGAACCAGCTTGCCAAACTGGGCGGCGTGATAGACAAAGCCACAACAGCAAACAGCTTTGCCCCTGCAACCGCCCTTTCAGCACCGTTCACGCCCGAAGGCTCGAATGTACCGCAACAGACGCTGTTCAAGCTGGACGACAAAGGCAACGTAACCGCAACCGCCATACCCCGCCCCGATTTGAAACCCAACAGCAGCCAAGCTCCCGCGCGGCAGTCCGTCGCACCTGCCCCAACTGCTGGGCATAACAACGTAGCACCCGCACCAAGCGGACAGACAGGGGAGCAAACCGCGCCAAGCGGTCAGCAGAACAGTCCCGAAAAGGAAGCAGGGGGCAATGCCCCTGAAAACTACGATTACGAAGATTTCATAATACCGGAAAGAACCGTTGACCTCGGCACACTCCGACCCGTGAACGTCTTTGCAACAGACGGAGTATGTCCGTCGGGCGTAAGTGTTCAAATGGGCGTGCTTGGCACGATTGACTTCAACTATGACGAAGCATGCCGTATTTTGCGGCTGCTCCGCCCGATTATCATACTCGCCACGATGATAACCTGTTCGATGATGGCATATGCAGCCGTGAAGGAGCTTTGACATGTTGGGAAAACTCTTAACCGCCGTTTTAACGACATTCGCAGGCAAAATCGTTGCCGCCCTCGGCGTGTCGTTTGTGTCCTATATCGGACTGAACGAACTGCAAAACTACCTGCTGTCTACCGTACAACAGCAAATCGGGGGTATCCCCGAAGTTGCCCTGAACCTCGCCTATATCGCAGGTATAGGCGTATGCCTTAACTGGCTGTTCGGCACGTTTGCATTTATCGCCTCACTCAAGGCAGTTTCCAAACTGTCGGCATCATTGACGAAAGGATAAGTATGTTGTACCTGATAACGGGCGTACCTGGTTCGGGCAAGACCCTAAAGATGATTTCAGACCTTATGACGCGCGAAGACCTCAAGAACCGCCCCCTATACCTTGAAGGCATACCCGAAGTTAAAGAAGACGTAATACCGCATTTCCCGATACCCGAAGGGGAGAGCATGCAGACGTGGCACAAGTGGGCGCCGACAGGAGCAATCCTTGTGATTGACGAATGCCAGCGCGTATTCCGCCCACGTCCAAGCGGTTCAAAAGTACCCGATTATGTGGCAGAGCTTGAAACCCACAGGCACAAAGGCATAGACATATTCCTGCTGACACAGCATCCGCGACTGATAGACGTAAACGTAAGAACCTTGATTGAGCATCATTACCATATCAGTAAAACTAATCTGGGCGTTCGCCGAATGGTTGAATGGGAAGGATGCGGAGACCCTCAAAACCGCAAGAGCATCGCCGATGGCGTGAAGAGCGTGTATACCTTGGATAAACGCGCGTTCGGCGTGTATAAATCTGCCGAAGAACACACCAAGATAAAAACGCGGCTTTCACGGGTTGTCTACATATTTCCAGTCGTCCTCGCCGTCATAATCGGCGCAGGCTACTACCTGTACAGCAGTTGGCAGACCCCCGACAAGGCAATAA